GACTTACTCTCGTCCCTGAACGCGTGAGACTCTGTCCTAGAGAACTGCCTGTAGAACTCATTAAGAGCATCAGCGTCACCCTTAAGAGACTCAACCTCGTTCTCCCAGTAGTCAACTGCCCCAGTCTTTATCATTGACTTGTCTATACTCTGCACTGGCTTTGCTGGTTCCCTGAACACTGGCATTCCATATATATCTATGTAACCCTCAAAGTTCCACTCCATCGGTATATACAAAGAGTACATACCAGACTTAGTCTGTCCGTTGTTGTTCCTTGTCTTTATGTTTGAGTCCTCGTACAGCCTCTTGAAGTTAGACCCTCCCTTTGCTAGCGCGTTAGGTGTTGATCCCATGAGGCACTTTCCAATGATCCTGCTACCTAATCGTAGACAAGTCTTGGTAACCCTCCAGTTGTTCAGGATATTATCTGGTGCTAGCCATTTACCGCTCTCGTCGTGTATTAGTAGCTGTAGCTTCTGACCATCGTAAGAGTTGTCTCCTGTGTTCTTCCAGTCAATCGTGGTGTCAAGACCCTGTATCTCAACGTCTCCGTCCTCGTACATGTTCTTCTTAGTGATCTTGGATGCGGGAACCCTGAACGCCAACTCTGTCTTTGGCTTGTCCATACCATCCTGTATCGGCTTGAAGAAGAACGGGTAGTTGTTCACGATGGGCACAACCTTATCCGTAAACATTGTCTTGGCATCGTTACCAGTCTTAGATAGTATCCCAAGTCTTGAGTCCTTTGCTAGCGTTCCTATGTTAGCAAGCTCGCTTGATCCCATGAACGAGAATCCAGAGCGTCTGATCTTTAGGTAGGTCATACCGAAGCACCTATCGTCAGCCTTGCAGGCCTCCCAGAATATAAAGAACACCCTGTTAGCCTCCCTGAAGTCTGGAAGTCCAACGTCAATCTTTGTCCACTGCAGGTACATGTACTGAGATCCAGTTATGTACGTATCAATGCCGTTGTTCTTGAAGAAGAACCCGTTCTCTCTACGGTCAAACTCACCCTCTATGTAGTCAACCCACTTAGCCTTGAACTCCTTTGACATAGTGTGCCACTGGAATATAGACTTTATGTTTGATAGTTCTCTTGGGTATTCAGCTGGTTCCCAGTACTGGTTCTCCTTCTTCTCGTCCCTTTTATATACAATTTTTGGGACGGATGGAAGTGCTATATTGAGACCATTTATCTCGTATATGTCACCGATGGTCCCGTCCTTAGATATTACAACTAGGTCGTGCTTCTCGTCATAACCATAGGCCCAAGACTTGGCCTTGTTCTTCATGTGTATGGTGTTAGCAGGAAGAAACTCGCTAAGCCTTGTGTATAGATTATTTTGATCTTTTTTCTGCAAATCCCTGTATTTTAGGTTCCGATACCTTAACCTCCTCGGTTAGTTTGTCGTTCTCTTGCTCTATCCTGTTAAGTATCTGGAAGGCATCCTCTATTGCCAAGCGTTTTGTAGCTGCCGCGTTCTTTAGTTTGTCTGCAGATAGGTCTGTCTCCATACCAGTTATAATCTCGTCCTCTGCAACCTTTATCAACTCATTCACAGCCTTGTATCCAGCTGCAATGATCTTCTGTTTTATTATGTTGTGGTCCATTTGATTGTAATGTTTTTGGTGGTCATCCTGTACAGCTTCTCGTCGTTTATATAGAATGGGTACTCACTGTCTGGCTCAAACGAGATCTCATCTCCAATGCTCAGACCAAGGTCTAGCAACTCTTGATTTATATAGACAATGGTACCCATCAGTGGTTCCTCCTTGCTGTTCTTGTTTATTGTAGATTTAATCTGTTTAAGTGGCTTAATAAAGCAGTACTTGGAGTGTGTGTTCCACTCACCGTTCTGATTATACATGAAGTACTGCTCGTCGTCTATAAAGAATAGGTCGTCCTTAAAGAAGCTGGCTCCACTCTTCTCTCTACCCTTCATGTCGTAGTAGACCTTGAAGACGTTGTGGTGAACTAGAAGTATATCGTTAACTTTTACATTTCCGTCGTAAGTTAACGGTATACTTATAACTTCTGCAAGTCTGTTAGACACCGTGTGGTCCTCCTTAGATGTGCTGGTTATAAAGTCAACACCGCTGATTCTCTTTATATTATCGTATCGCCTACCATCTAATGGTCGGACGACAAACATGTCTGGGGATCTCATCAGAAGTTTATGTTGTACTCTAGTGATACTGGCATATTAATGTTGAACTCCTTCCAGCAGAATACCTCAGAGTTCTTCTCTATCCACACCTTTATACCACCAGACTTGTCATCTAGCAGTATAGAGTGTATGGTGTAGCTTTTATCTAGGACCTCCTGACCGACGATGAAGTGCATCGCGTCGCTCTTATAGTTAGGTCCTATAGATATCTTTCTAATATCATTCATTTGATTAGATATTCTCTCTGTCTTTGATCTCTCCTGTTTGCAGATTTATATTTACGTTTCCGTAAACTTCTAATAGTTTCTTTTCTTGCTCTGAAAAATCTTTATACGTTGTTTTTATTTTAGAAAAAAGATCTTCTTTAAAAGAATTTAATCTTTTAATTTCAATTTCTACATCAGCAAGTTTTTCTTTTGATAAATTTATCTCTAAACGTATTCTTCTTAAATCTTCTAACTCTTGTTCTGTTATTGTTTTCATTTGTTTTTTTTTACAAAGATAGTAATAATATTGTTCCTATAATTGCTCCTAACGAGGTAAAATAAATATCTATTTTATCAAATGGAGCCTCATGATATTTACCGAAGTACCACTCCCAACAAAATCCTATAAAGTAACCAAATATTCCAGCTATTATGGTATGACCTATTCTACCTATATTAAATGAATCATCAAACTTAATCAATAACCAAATTAATGGTGTTACTACGACAGCCCCACCTACTAGGTGTAAGTGCCATCTTTGTTTTATAAATTTATTCATCCTAATACTTCTTCTAGTCTATCAGCTTGTAAAAACCAATATCCATCTCCTTCTTGTATATCTGTCCAAGTCAGACAATCATCACCGCAGGGCAATCCAAAATAAGCATTTACTGTATCTAATGCTGCTTGTGCTTCCTCGTAGGTATTGTATTTATATTCTTCCATTTTTATATATTTGTTTATACTATTGAGTAATAATTCATTGCTTCTGCGGTTATTGCGGTTCTACTTAAAGCGTCTCCGTTATAGAATAACATTTCTTGTATAGTGCCAACGAAGGTAGTGTTAACAGTAGTAAAAAGAGAACCTATGTTAATAACAGTACCAATAGCAACACTCGATATAGATACAGGACTACCTAAAGAGACATTGTTTTTCCATGCTTCTGCGGTTGTTGGTGTAGATAGACTACTATATATTTTATTGTCAGAATTAGTTGGTCCTAAGTTAATTCTATTTGCTCCTGCATAATAGAACTGATCATTACCAGATGTATCTGGCCTAGGAAATTTTGTTGAAGAAATATCTATTGGTGAAGCTAAATTTGCCACAGTACCAGTGTTTGAATGGACTATAAACATAGAGAGACTATTTAACTCTATTGAAAGATTTTCTACTGATCTAAGGTAGCAAAAACCACCAACAAAACGCACTGCTATTTTATTGTTCTTAGTAGATACTACATTGTTTTCAACTATTATTGGCTCTCTACCTGGAACAGCGCCAGTAACCCCTAGTGTATTCCCACTCCCAGCTTGGTCATACCATTTAGAAACATAACCAATAGATGTTGGACCAACAAAATTTAGTATATCTTGTTGAATCAACTCACCACCAGCAATAAGGGGAAAGTCTTGTACTAATCTACCAGTACCTGATCCTTTTCCAACTTGTATTAAAGGTCCTGTATATTCTGGGACAACTCTTCTTAGTGAATAAGCATATTTCAATACATCTCCAGCAGGGGTTGTAAATTGAACTTGATTGCCATAACCTGTACCTACAGAATTAGTAGCGTATGCTTTTACATAGTAGTTTGTACTAGGATATAAATAGTTCATATAACTTGTAAAAGAACCTAATCCTGCACCATCACTTGTTTTAGTAGAAAGACTTATTGTTG